GCGAGTGTTGTATGACAGTAGCGATGTAATCGCAGTAGGCCATTTTTAATACTTTACTCATCATGATTTCCTTTTTAAAGATGCCAGCATTTCACGCTCGGCTTGGGTTGGGGGTCTGGTTGTTTTCTCGTCTGCTTTAATTTTGGCTAATGCCGCATCAGGCTCATTTGACGCAGGAACCGTGAGCCTAACAATGTCGTAAGGATTAGGTTTTGCCGCCTTACTGTTGCGTACCCAATTGCGCCATGTTGCCGCCCAATCAAGTTTTACGCCTTTTTGTCCCGCCTGTGCAATCCAATAATCTCTGAACTGGTCTGCTGTCTGCCTAATATTCAGGTCGGGTCGTTCTGTCTGTGCCCACTCGCCCCAAGGCTTTGGTAAAAACCAATCTTGAGCGAGGCGTGAGCCGCGCTGTGCCTTTTCTTTAATTGGTTTATGGTTATTGGTTAGTGGTTCTTGGTTAGGGTTATTTTGGCTTTCATTTGGTAACCCAAAAATAACCGACTGGGTTTTCTTTGGCCTACCGCCTAGCCTTCCATTGTTTTTGTTTTTCTCTACTTGCTGAGCGTAATCTTTAATCTCTACTTCAATGCGCTTGTGTGTGTATCCTGTTTTGCCTAAAACAAAGAAATCTGACAATACATTTTGAAGAAATTTAACCTCATCAGAACCCAAACGTAACCGCCTGATAACCACTTGGTTTTCCTCTGGAATTGGTTGTTCATCAAGGTAATACCAATCAATTAACTGGCGATAAATGCCATGTTCAATAGTTGATAAATGGCCGGTATCCTTACGATAATCCGCAATGTTAAATTTGTAATAGTGCATTAAGCATCCTCGCAAACCTCCAAAAAAGAAACAACGGCAGGTGGGAGGTACACTTTTCGGAACGGGGATCAATCCATTCCTAGCCGGTTTCAAACCATTCTATAGTGATTTTAAATGGTTGCACAATAATTTTGCACAAATGTATTATGCCGCAATTTTTTCAATACTTACAACAGCCGCGCCCCATTTAATTACTTTTTCACGACTAACGTGCAACACATCAATCTGCCCGTCATCGGTAAAAATGCCGCACTGGCACAAGGCATCAAGTGTGGACTTAACAACGTTGTCTATGTCTCTAATTCTGCGGTCGGGCGGGTAAAGTTTAATCGTAACTTTTAACCTCGCATCACCAAGAGGTTCAAATCCACTGTGAATAAAGATGTTGTTAACCATATGTTTAAAGGTTTTAGCCCTCGCCGTTAGATACCTACGCGAGCCTTTAAAGCCCCAATACGTGTTAACGCTAGGTGGAAAAGGAATTGTTATTTGAAAAATATTTGTCATACATTGTGTTTTTGTGTTTATAATACTATCAGCACAATTGGTGCTATGTTTAAACAAGGGAGTAAGTATGAGTAGAGTATATGACCAATGGCTAGACAGCCAGAAACACGAATCAGACGAGTTCATGCACGAATTCGAAATGCGCACAGAACGGCATTTGCAAACTGATTGGAATCCACAAAATTACGAAATGTTTATGGATGCGTTATTTGACGCAAACCTTGAACCGTACAAAACCCGATTAACAGAAGCCATTACAAAAGGCCACATGGGTGCATTGGAGATTGGCACAATCATTTGTGACATGGTTCACGATTATTGTGAAGACAAGGCAAAACAATTAGCAAAACAAGAAATGGGGCAATCATGAAAACATTTATCGAATTACGCACAATCAATGTTAATCAGCACATTGAGAAAAAAGGCAATCTGTCATACCTTTCGTGGGCTTGGGCAGTTGACTATTTATTGCAAGAGGACCCGACAGCGCATTGGGGTTTCCATGAGCCAAGTTATTTTGGCGAAACAGTCATGGTTTCTTGCACAGTGGAAGCGATGGGCAAATCCATGTACATGCACTTGCCTGTGATGGATAACAAAAATAACGCAATCAAGAATCCTGATTCGCGCAAAATTTCAGACGCAATGATGCGTTGTTTAGCCAAGTGCATTGCTACTTTTGGAATTGGTTTATATGTGTATGCGGGCGAAGATGTCCCGTCTGTTGATATGCCCGAGGAGGAGGCTATCGATGTTGAGGTAATGATTGACGCAATCATGGCATCGCCATCGCTTGAACAACTGCGTGAAATTTATTTTGCAACAGTCAAATCTGCACGCGGTAATCAAGACACGATGAAACAGTTGGAAGCCGCCAAGGATGCACGCAAAAACCAATTAACAGAGGTGGCGTAATGGCTAAAGTTATTGAAGAAAACGGCACGTTTATATTGCGTGACGATTGGCACATTGAAGACATTTTAAATGAAGCGGTAGATATGGATTACAAACTATCGCACGAGCAAGCAGTTCAAGTAATGACCGTTATTGCCAAATCATTTGATGCAAATATTGGTATTAACTGGATTGTAATAGGTGAGGCAATTGATTTTGTCATAGACCAACAGTCAGAAATGGCGGGGAAAGTATGAATCAGCCATATATCAATGTCGAACAAGGTTCAGACGAATGGAAAACCGCACGCCTTGGTCATGTTACAGCCAGTAATATGGCAGACGTTATGTCCAAAGGCAAAGGGTCTAGCGAGGCTGTAGGGCGTTATAAATACAAGGTGCGATTGGTAGCAGAGCGACTGACGCAAACGGCTGGTGAATCGTATTCCAATGCCGCTATGGAATGGGGCGTTGAGCAAGAACAGTTTGCCTGTATTGCATACGAATCCATTTTGGAAACCTTTATTGATAAAACAGGCTTTTGGTTGCACCCAACAATCCAGTGGCTTGGTGTATCGCCCGACCGGTTGGTAGGTACAGATGGCCTTATCGAGGTTAAGTGTCCAAATACAACAACGCACCTTAATTACTTGTTTGAAAATAAAATCCCTACGGACTATTACAAACAAATCCAATGTCAACTATGGGTTACAGGTCGCCAATGGTGCGACTTTGTATCCTATGACCCACGACTGCCAAAACGTAATCAACTTTTGATTATTAGGACAGGACGAGACGAAAGTCTTATTAAGGAGATGGAAGCCGAGACCTTGCAATTCTTGTCTGAAGTCAATCAATTAATCATCAAACTCGAAGGATAAATCATGGCAGTCAATAAATTTATAGGCATTGGCAACTTAGGCAAAGACCCTGAGATGCGTTTTATGCCTGATGGCAAGGCAGTAACCAATTTCAGTATTGCTATCAGCGAAAAGTACAAAGACAAGTCAGGCGAGGCCAAGGAAGTAACAGAATGGGTCAATGTGGCGTTTTTTGGCAAACTGGCTGAGATAGCAGGGGAGTATTTAAAAAAAGGCTCTAAGGTCTATATCGAAGGCAAGATGAAAACAGAAAAGTACTCTAAGGATGGTGTTGACCGTTACACAACCAAAATTATTGGCGAAAAAATGGAAATGCTATCCAGTAAAGGCGACACCGCTGATACGCCAAAAGCAAAACCTGTAGAAACATTTGAAATGGATGATGAAATTCCGTTTTAAATCAGGCAGAATGTAATTGAGCGCAGTTGCCACGGTGCTCGTTACTCACAAGGGGGATGTCGAAAGATGTCTCCCTTTTTTTCGCCATAAAAAGTCATGTAACCCCATCGCGCACCGGCATTACCAGTTTTAACCCGAGCATTTTTTGAAAACCCCTGTATTCAATTTAGGATTGTCGAATAATCCACAAAATCCCACAAAAGACCACGAAAAAACAAAATTTGGTGGTCTTTATTACGAACGATAAACAGTGCTTCTGTTTCTGAAAACCCCTGTATTCAATTTAAGATTATTTTTTTAGAAATATTTGCAAATATTTGTTGCAAAGTATGACAAACGCCTAAATCCCACTATAATACTTCTATGGCAACATCGCCATACTGTGAAAAAAAGGAATCAATCATGCGTAAACAAATCAAAATTACCGAGGTTTTTCTTAAACCCGAATACTTCAATCCTGTTCTAAATTGCACAGTTTCAGGTGCATGGACAGCCGTTTTCAATAACGGTTTTGAAGTTGCTATCTGCCGCGAATGGGAAGCATCAACAGCCGAGGATGCTCAAGCCTATTACGAAATGCACCACGAAGGAGCCACAGCATGAAAGCAGAATTCACAAGACATGGCGGTGCGTATGACCGCGGTTCAGCAGATAAATATTACAACCGCGATTTCAATCCACATTATTATGTTGGCGATACCATGCAATCTAAATTAGTAACCAAATTAAATGCAAAAGCATTAGCCGCCTATACACAGGGCTACAACGAACAAACAGACCAAAAAGATTGGGGTTCATTATGAAATTCATTAAACAATTTGCAATTTGGGTTTTACAAGGACTTATCGGCTTAGTGTTTGTATTAGGCGGTGCATTATTTTTAATTGAATACATGGCCGGATGTGGCGAAAACTACATCGACTCCAAGGGTATCAGTCACCCTCACCAATGTTTTTTCATCAATCGTTAATCATTCAAAAGGAAATTTATCATGGCACACGAACTTACTATCCGCGCAGATGGCTACACCGAAATGGCTTTTGTAGGCGGCACACCTTGGCATGGCTTGGGTCAGGAACTTGACCAAAACGCTACCATTGAGCAATGGCGCAAAGCCGCTGGCATGGATTGGAACATTGAATCCACACCAGTTCGTTATGAACCGCATGGTGCAGACGGTGATTTGCTTCAAGTAACACGGCAAAATGTTTTGTTCCGTAGCGACAATTTTGAACCTTTATCAATAGTTTCAGACCGCTATCAAATTGTGCAACCCGCAGAAGTGCTGGAGTTTTTCCGTGATTTGGTTGAGGAATCAGGCTTTCGCTTACATACTGCCGGCACATTGTTTGGCGGCAAACGCTTATGGGCACTAGCCGAAACGGGTAAATTTGCAGAGGTAAGCGATGGTGATGGTATTGGTGGATTTTTGTTACTGTCCACCTCGGCAGACAAATCCCTAGCCACTACAGCCCGTTTTACTAGTGTGCGTGTTGTTTGTAATAACACTCTGTCGCTATCTGTGCAAAACAATGCTCATAGCGTATCGTTTACACATGCACGCAAGTTTGACCACGAACTAATTAAATCCAAACTTGGTGAGGCAGTTGCATCGTTTGATGGTTTTATGCAAATGGCTAAACATCTTGAGCGTCAACGTATTACAACAGAGCAAGCCAATAATTTTATTAAACGCATACTGTTTACGGCAGACCAGTTAAATCAGCCTGACTTTATTGTAGAAAAAAGCCGCCCATACAACAAAATCCTAGACTTATTTAAAGGCGAGGCCAAGGGTAGCGAGTTGGTCGGTAATAGCAAATGGGCACTGCTAAACTCGGTAACCGAGTATTTTGACCATCATCATCCATCACGCACAAACGATGCTCGTTTAAATAACACATGGTTTGGAAATGGCGATATGGTTAAAAACAGAGCAGTCGCTGTTCTAACCTCTTGACAGATATTACAAGCCTGATATCATAACCCTCATCTAATACATGAGGGTTTTTTATGTCTAACGCCGCTACAAAAGTGCGCGATGTTTTTGAGTTAACCAAACGACCAATGACATTAACTGATATACGCACAGCACAACCCGATTTAAAGTCTAGCCAAATCAGCATGGCTTTGTGCTACTTTATCCGGCAACGATATATGACCCGTGAGCAAATTCCTAACGAACAAAGCGTGGGTCGTAAAAAAGTTTGGCTTTACACTTTTTATCAAACAAAGTTACCACCGTATGAACACAACCAAAGCATGTAAAGATTGCGCTTACGCTGAGAAAAAACAATTTTATGGTGGGTATTCGTTTAAATGTTTTAATTGCCGTGAACGCCTATTGCAGAGCGAGCCGTGTAAACTAATGCGCGAAATGTTGGCAAAAACACTGCGTAAATGGGGCGAAACCCCTGAGTGGAAGGTCGAGCCACATTGCGGTTGCGTGAAATCTTGCAAGCGTAGACAATATCAAAAACAGGGGTAATGTATGCCAATTAGCAAAAAAGCAGACGGATGGTATTGGGGCGGTAAGGGACCATTTGCCAGTAAACAAAAGGCTATCCAAGTTGGACAAGCCGCACACGCATCAGGCTTTAAAGAGGAATCACTTATGGACAATCAACTTATCGGTACATTTGTTAGCACGATGTTGCATTCAACAACTCTTACGCACCTAATGCACTTTAAATCAACGTCATACTCTGAGCACGTTGCCCTTGCCGCGTACTATGATGCCATTCCTGACTTGGTTGACGGACTTGTGGAATCCATCCAAGGCGCGTACGAAACCATTATTGAGCCATATCCATCCATGTTTCGCACAGGTGATGCAGAGCCATTGGCA